ACGGGCGCGACCCGGGCAGCTTATATAGGATTTGCCAAGGACAGCCATGCCAGCGTTTACGATGCGAACATAAGCGGGGACCAGCCGGGCGGACACCCTACGGACGTAGAGGTGGTGGTGAGCGGCCCCCCGGGAAACCGGGCGCTGGACATCGGGATCAAGGTATACCCGGCGGACAATTTCAACAGCCTGTACACGGATGACGGGACCCCGGGCGGGGACCAGACCATCGGGACCGATATCCACGAATATATCCGGGCCAGGGCGCCGCTCACGGATTACGTTTATTTAAAAACCGTGACCGAAACCAGCCAGAACCTCACCCTGGAAATCAAGGTCCTGGACGGGTTCGAATTCGCCACGGTCCAGGCGGACCTGGAAACGCGGCTGCAGGCCCTATTTTTAATCGAGCGGGACGTGGAGGACGTGACCCCGCTCAAGGTAGGGGAGGATCTGCTGTTTTCAGTTTTGACCCGGATCTGCACGGACACGGCCGGGTTCAAGGATTTTAAATTCACGGTGCCGGACCCGGGCGTAAATGACGGCAATATCGACGTGGACCTGGATGAGGTACTAACCAAGGGGACCATAACGATAACGGAGATGACATAGATGGGCAGCGAAGATGGGGACCGCGGCCAGCTGGTGGACGCGGTCCGGGACAAGACCTGTGAGGAGCGCCGGGAGGCCATGGAGAAATTATGGCAGGAGCGGCACGGCGGACTCATCAGCCGGCTAAAGGGAATGAGCGGCAAGCAGAATTTTATAATCGGCTTTTTGACCGTCGATTTTATCGGGATATTAATTTTAATTTTAGGATTATTTTTTAAATTATCATCCAATTAAGGGAGGACATATGGAAACCAGGATAACCAAGGCGGACCTCACGGCGCCCGGATCAACGGACCCGATTTATATCGGGGAGCTGGCCCAGCACGGCCTGCAGTTCCGGCTGGACGGGATCTCCACGGACCTGGCCCTAAAGGTAGAGGCCAGCAATAATGACAAAAACGATCCGCCGGACGCGGACAACGAATGGTATAACGCCGCGGAGGACAACGAAGTTTTTACTTTCGTGGCGGACGTTACCGACTGCTTCCGGCTGCCGGGCCTGGCGGCCAATTGGCTGCGGTTAACATTCGTAAGTTTTACCGGCGGGACGCCGGCGGTCCGGGACATTCAGTATATCGGCGTTTCCCAGGGAGGGAGGTAGGCCATGATAACCCTTATCAAGTCAGTTTTTGGAGGCGGCGGCGCGGCCAGCTTCCTGGGCCTGGATGACACCCCGTCCAGCTACAGCGGCCAGAGCGGGAAATCGGTCCGGGTCAAGGCCACGGAGGACGGCCTGGAATATTACACCCCGTCCGCGGACACGGATGAAAAGGTAGGGATCACCGCGGCAGACACCACGCCGGATTATTTGAACGCCAAGGTCGTGGGCGGGACCGGGATCGGCACGGCCGTCCTGGGCGCCGGCGGCAATGAGGACCTGCAGATCAACAATACCGGCCTGCCGGCAAACAACGCGCACCGGACCGGGGACGGCAGCGATCACGCGAATGTGGCGCTCAATGATACCCACCGGGGCGGGGACGGTTCAGACCACGCGAACGTGGCCCTAAACGATACGCACCGCGGGACCACCACCGGCAACCCGCACAGCGTGACCAAAGGGGACGTGGGCCTGGCCAACGTTACCAACGATGCACAGATCGCCAAGAGCCTGGTGACCACCAAGGGAGATCTGATAGCGGCCACAGCCAGCGCGACCCCGGACCGGGTGGCGGTAGGCAGCAACGGCCAGGTCCTGGAGGCGGACAGCACCCCGGGCGTGGGCGTGGCGTGGAAAAACAAGCCAACCAAGCAGCTGACCTACGTAATACCCGGGGACCTTTCCACCGGGGACCACCAGGCCATAGATATCCGGCCGCCGCAGAATTGCACCCTGGTGGAGGTTTACGCGACGGTTCTGAGCGCCCCTACCGGCGCCGCGATCAACATCGCGGTCCGGATCGGCGGCACGGACCGGATCACCGGCGGGACCTTTTCAATAGCGGCCACCGCAACCACCGGCAGCACTACCAGCTTTACGGACGCGGACGTGGACAAGGATGAACTGGTCCAGATCGACATAGACCAGGTAGGCAGCACCCTGCCCGGATCGGACCTGGCGGTAATGCTCCGGGTCCGGCCGGATTAAAGGAGGCCAGCCGTGGAATTATTAATCAAGACATCGGACAACGGGGTCCCGGGACAGACCGCCCGGGACCGCCGCGCATATAAGCAAGGGATGATCGTGGCGGCTTTCCCGGACGGCCATGAATGGGGAACCGCGGAGATGGATATCCGGAAATTTGTAATTATACGGATACCGGACGCGGCCTGGGACCCGGCCTGGCTGCAGCCAGAAATGAGCGCGGTCCTGGACCTGGACAGCAAGCCGTTTATAACGGCCAGGCGGCCCAAGGTGATCCCGCTCCTGGAGATTTTCACCAGAGCGGAGCTGTCCGGATTGATAGCGGACGCCAGGCCCCTGCCAGACAACGCGATCCGGAAAATATCCGACATCGGGACCAAGGCCCAGGATTACGATTATAACAGCCGGCCGGCGGAATTCGGCCTGGATTGGTGAGGAGAGCGCGATGGCAACGGAAATAATAAAAACCATTAAGGCAAGCGGCGGGGACTATTCCAGCCTGGCCGCCTGGGATGCAGGGGAGGCCCGGGATCTGCCCAGCGCGGATGAGATCGCGATCGCGGAGGTTTACGATTTCGTAGACACGGCCGCGGTCAACATTGGAGGCGGCTGGACCACGGACCCTACCAGGTACATACATATCCGCCCCGGGGCCGGCCAGGGACACCAGGGAAAATACGACGCCAGCAAATACGTCCTGCAGGTCACGGATTGGAGCGGTTCACTTTTTCAAATGGATGACGGCGCGGAATATTCCAAGATCGACGGGATACAGATCGAGGGCATATTAACAACCGGCTCGTCGTTTTGGTACATATTCCACCCGAACGCCCTGGCCAGCACCAGCAACCTGCTGGAGGTCCAGAAAATGATCATTAAAGGCACGATCACGGCCGGCGTCACCGGTTCAGTATTCGGATGGCGGATGGACGGCACGAATTGGAATTTTAAGGCCAAGAACATGATCATCCAGGACATAGAGAACGGCGGCAGCCAGACCAACTACGTGGGACTTTATGACAGCGACGTCAACTCTTTATTTTTGGCCCACATAACGATCAACAACTGCCGGGCCGGAATCCGGCGCGTAGGCGCGGACAACCCGGCGGCCAGCAGCAAGATCAGAAACGTGGTGTCCAGCAATAGCAGCAACCTGGATTTTTACGACGTTTACGACCCGGCCAACATTGCCTGGGATTACAACGCCGGAGATGAAACCCAGGCGGACATATACGGCGCCAGGTCCCGGAAAGGATCGGCCGGGATACCGACATACCAGGATGAGAGCGGCGGAGATTTCACGCCGGCCAGCAGCGACCGCAATATCCGCGGCCGCGGCGTGGACCTCTCCGGGGACAGCGACCTGCCGGTAACGGATGACATAAAAGGAAACCCGCGGCCGAACGCCGGCAAGGCCGTGGACATCGGCGCGATCGAGCGCCAGGACGGTACCGTACTAACCACATAAAAAACGATGGCGAACGCGAACAAGGATTATATCAAGGCCCTTTCCTACGCCTGGCAGCGGTTCCGGGATGAGGCGGAGAACATGCTCCGCAACCATTACGCACAGACAGCGCCGGAGGCCAGCCTGGAGGCCCTGGGCCGGGAGCGGCTGGTACCGCGGTACCCGGAGGAGAGCGACCTGGCAAAATACCGGGACCGGGTCGTGGGCGCCTGGGATGAGAACGTAGGCCGCGGCGGGTACCCGGAGATCATCCGGCTAATCGAGGGATACGGTTTTACATTTGTAAGTTTCACGGCCGGCTTTGCCGGCGGGGACCCGTATGACGGTTTTAATTTATTGGTGCCGACGTTAAGCGTTTTAAAATACGACGGGACGTACCAATACGACGGGACCATAAAATACAACGCCGTCGGGGAGAATGAAATCGCGATCGAGATCAAGCGCCCGATCGGGACACCGGTACCGCCGGCAACCAAGCAGCAGCTGCAGGCGGCCCTTTTAAATATCGTCCGGGCATCGATCAAATATATAAATATTTACGATATAGAAATGTAACGCGGAGGCAAAAAATGGATTGGTTAAATTTAACGAGCGTGTGGGCCAACCAGGTCGAATCCCTGGAAACCGTCGATGACGTAAAGGGCAGCAGCGGCGGGGACCCGAACACCGGGGAGGCCAACCAGCCGCACATCTCCCTCGGGAAACGAACCGAATGGCTCCGCGCCCAGCACATAATCCTGGACAACAAGGTCACCGGAATAGACAACCAGGTAATTATAAATATCGGGGACATCACGGATCTGCAGAATGATAAATACGATAAGGCCGGCGGGGAGATCAGCGGCAATACGGAATGGGAGGACCGGATCGTAGAATTCAAGGGCGTGACCGCGGTCCTGCACAGCGGCGCCGGCAGCATTATGCATACCGGGGCCGGTTCGATTTTACACGCCGGCGCCGGGGACATCGAGCACCAGGGCGCCGGGAAAATTAAGCATACCGGGACCGGGGACATCGAGCAGGCCGGGACCGGACATATTCATCAGAGCGGCAACGGAGATATTAAAAGCACCGGCAACGGGGACATAAAAAAGACCGGACCGAACGGATCGATCCTGGCGGAGGCCGGGGCCAGCGTGAGCGTTATCGGCGGCGGGGTCATACGGCAATGGGGATACCAAAAACAGAATCCCTACGTCTATGAATTGAGGCCGGAGGGCGGCCGCCTGCATTGGATCGATTACGATGACAGCGGGGAGCTGAACGTTTGCGAATACAACAAGCGAATCGGTTTTAATTATTTCAATGCCGGAACGGGAGCGGCGGGATACGAATACAATTTAATAAAATTAATCGGGGCAAATTCCCTGTCGACCCTCGATACCCCGGCCGGAGATTGGGATTATACCAAGCACAACGTATCGACCAACGACCCGTACTGCTGGCGCGTCCGGGTTTGGGGCAAGGTAATATGGCCGGCCGGAACGGAATACACCTACGCGGAGGGCATCCTTATAATTCCGGCAACGCCGGGAACGTACCAGGGCCTGCGCTGCAGTCATATAACAGCGGCCACAAATAACCCGCCGCGCTACGTGGCCCAGGAAAGCGGGGCCAGCGTGGTCCAGGCGGACACGTTCGGCGGCTGGTTCGGAATTAAAACCACTACCGGCTGGCTGATTTTTAAAAACAACCGGGCAACCCACAGCATCACCGGCCTGCGGATCGCCGTGGAACTGGAGATCATGGACCCGGGCATCACATGAGAATAAAAATTTATAGCAGGACCACGCCGGATGATCCGGAAACCGGCTACCAGGATGACCTGGAGCTAATCGGCCGGCACGGAAAAAAAGAGGGCCGATTTAAATGCAGCGCCTGCCCGAACCCGTACAAGCCCAGCGATCCGAAAATCCGGTGGGGAGATTACTACGGATGGCTGGCCCCGGGGACCTACAGCTGGCGGGTTTACCACAGCCAAAAATACGGGAAATGCCTGCTGCTGAACGGCGGAGGAGAATGCAAGAGCCGGGTCCCGAATTGGAGGCACGGGGACCGGCGGATTTTAAAGCAGGTCCTGGTCCACGCCGGCGGACATAAATGCCAGAACCCGGAATGGCGGGGCAGCGCCGGCTGCGTTACCCTGCACCGGGCCGTGTGGCCGAATTTTATAAACCATTTCAAGGAAAAGGATAGCGGGACCCTGGAGATCATCGATGCCCGGGGAACCGGTAACAAAAAGGAGGGGACCATGGGACGTTTCAGAATTGGACTCGGGATAAAGAAAGCGATCAAGACCGCCCTGGGAGCCGGCCTGGCAACCGCGGCCGCAACCAGCGTGGCCCCGCTCATGACCGGCCCGGCCGGGGACGCGGTCACCACCGGCGCGGACAGCCTGGTCACGGCCGTGGCCACCGCGGCAACCACCGCCAGCCTGGAGCCGCCGGATCTGCCGATCACCGCGATCGTGACCGTGGCCACCTGGGCATTAAAATTTTTAGCCGGGTGGATTAAGCACAGAAAATAGGCGCCCCTCAACCTCCAGCAGCACCAGGCGCCAGGCGCCCCGGGATGGCGACCCCGGGGCGCTTTTTTTATACCGATAAAGCGGCTTTTACAAGATATACAAATATTTTAATTTTTCATTTGACAAAACCGCCGATATGGTGTATATTCCATAGTATAGAAATTAACCCATACACGGAGGCAAGGAGCGATGACCAGGGAAACGGCGGTGAACGTGGAGGAGCGGAGGCTGGAGGCCCGGGAACAGGCCAAGGCCACGGCCGCGGAGATCGTAGCCGGCCTGGACCAGGCCAGCCTGCAGGAGCTGCAGGAGGCCAACGACTGCCTGCAAAAGGCGGCAGATACGATAAACAGCGATAAATAGGCTTTTATTCCTTATATATAAGGGCCGGTTTCCCAGCGACGGGAGGCCGGCCCTTTCTTTTTCCAGGCCCCGGAAAAATAATAAAAGTATTTTGATTATTTCTCTTGACTTTTCCCGGAAACGGTGTATATTGTAGAGTAGAATGAGAACAAAAACCGAAAGGAGCACAGGGATGAAAAAGGGAACCAAGGTACAGGTTAACAGGAAGCACCACGGCCTGGTCGGCAGCATCGGCCGGATCACCGGCAAGACCCACAAATACGGCGGACATACCTACCTGGCGGTGCGGTTTACGGGCGGCCGGGGCCGGGGAGAAACCCACTTCATGAGCGCCGGGGAGCTGAACATTATCCGGAAAAAAACCGACCTGCGGAGCACCAGCCGCTGGGACTACGTATAAACCGAAAAGAGCCAAAAATGACAGGATACGATCCGGCAGCAGAGGGAGAAAGGGCAGCACGGCAGGACCGGGCCAGGACCCGGGCCAGGGACGCGCTCAAGGCCACGGTGGCCCGGAAAGCAACCAGGTACGCCAAGGACCCCCTGGCCGCCCTGGAGGCCCGGAGAGCGGAGATCACCAGCAAGACCCTGGCGGAGATCACGGAAAAGGAATACACGGACCTGCTGGCCATTATCAAGGCAGAGGCCCGGATACGGCGGGACAGCGGGATGCCGGAGCCGGACAGCGGATACCCCTACAAAAACCGAAAGGGAGGTAAGGAATGAGCACCATAGAAAAAATTCAATACCGGGGTTTTGAGATCGAGATCGACGCGCACAGTACCCGGTTCGGGACCCTTTACGAACCCAGCAATAACTACGGGGAGCCGGTCATCACCCGGACGGCCTACCAGGACAAGGCCGTCGCGATCAAACAGGGCAAAAAGGACCTGGACCAGCTGATAGACCAGGAGGCCGCGGCCCAGCCCAGGAGCACCTGGTGCGATTGCAAGGAGGACCAGCTGCCGAATTCGGATTTTTACCAGGACGGGGAATGCCCCTGCGGAATTCACCACCACCACTACCACTGCCGGGAATGCGGCGGCGTAACGCAGACCGGATAACCGAAAGGGAGGACAGGACATGGACGCAATAGAAAAAAACAGGCTGGACCGCCTGCAGGCCCTGGCCCGGGCAACCGGGACAGCCAAGCAGCTGGTCACGGCCCTGGAGGAGCGGATGGCCCAAGAAACCGGCAAGGACGGGATCTCCCGGATGCCGGCCCGGATCAGCCTGCCGGACATCCAGGACGTAACCGAAAAGGCCCGGCTGGCCCTGGACCGGATCAACCGCGGCAGCCGGCCGGTCGGGATGATCTGGCGGGAGCCGGAGGGGACCCGGACCAAATACAAGGTCCAGTTCCCGCGCGGGATCATGACCTACTGCCGCAAAAAGGATGCGGAGGCGGTAGCCGGCGCCCTGGCCGGATTGGCCCAGGGATAGACCGATAAACCACCGTTTACCACGCCCCGGGGAGGCCAGCCAGGCAGCCCCGGGGCGCCGGGAGCTGGCCGTGGACCTTTACATCGATTATAAAAAGGAAAAGGAAATCGAGGCTGCCATAGCGGCCGAACAAAACCCGGTCCAGAGCTGGAGGATCGTGGACCGGATCGAGGGACCCTTCGAAACGCGGCAGGCCCGGACCGCCGCGGAGGCCCTGGACCCCTGGATGCAGGACGGGGACCGGGTCGAAACCACCAGGACAACCAGCGGGATCATGATCCACGAGATCATCGGCCCGGACGGCGGAGCGCTGGACTTTTACGCCGTTAAAATCGAGGCCGCGATTACCAACGGCCGATAGGAGGAGCGATGCCCAAGATTTGTTATATTGAAAAAAATTTTAACCAGCGGTCCCTGGAGCTGATCGACACGGCCAACGGGATCATAGAGGAGTACGAGGCGGAGGGATACGATTTGACCCTGCGGCAGCTGTACTACCAGTTCGTGGCCCGGGACATTATCCCGAACAAGGACACGGAATACAAGCGCCTGGGTTCGATCATCAGCGACGCCCGGCTGGCCGGCCTGGTGGATTGGACGGCCATAACGGACCGGACCAGGTACGTCCGGACCTGCAGCCATTGGGACACGCCGGCGGAGATCATCGAATCGGCGGCCAGCAGTTACGCGATCGATAAATGGGACGGGCAGCAGGAGCGGTGCGAGGTTTGGATAGAAAAGGACGCGCTCATCGGCGTGATTGAGCGGACCTGCCAGCGCCTGGACGTCCCCTGCTTTTCGTGCCGCGGTTACGTTTCACAGAGCGAAATGTGGGTGGCCGCGATGCGGCTCAAGCGGTGGACCAAGCGCGGCGTGGGAGTTACCATTTTTCACCTCGGGGACCACGATCCCAGCGGGATCGACATGACCCGGGACATCCAGGACCGGGTGCAGCTGCTGGCCGGGACCACGGATATCCGGATCGAGCGGATCGCGCTGAACATGGACCAAATAGAGGAGTACGGACCGCCGCCGAACCCGGCCAAGGTCACGGACAGCCGGGCCGGTACCTACATCGCGGAGCACGGCAACGAATCATGGGAGCTGGACAGCCTGGACCCGAAAGTTCTGGACAGCACGGTGGAGGAGGCGGTAGGCACGGTAATGAACAAGGCCCTGTGGAAAGGGCGCCAGGAAACCCAGGAGGCCGGCCGGGAGATGCTGACCCGGGCCAGCCGGGCCTGGGCGGACGTGGTCGACTTTTTAAACCAATAACCGAAAGGGAAAGGAGATGGAAGACATGCAGATCAAAACCGTCACGGACCGCAAGCGCGGCTGCGGCTGGCGTAAAGAGGGCGGCCTGTATTTGATGGGCGGCGGAGAATTCGCGCCCTGCGGCAAGCTGCCGGTACCGCTGGACGTTTGCCCCTGCTGCGGCGCCGGCGTCAAGCCGGCCCGGGGATGGACCTGGGTGAACGCGGACGCGCTGACCAAGGACGCGCCCTGCAGCATGGCCGGGACCCTGGAGCACGGATACCAGCACGAGATCTGCCCCCTGGACGGCCGGATCGGACGCGCCGGCCTGCTGTGGATCGGGGAGGCATATTACAAGACCCCGGAGGACTGGCTCCGGGAATCCCGGGACCAGGGGATCAGCCGCCGGATCAAGGCGGTACCCCGCGGCTTTGAGGTCGGGGAAACCTGGGTCCTGCTGGCACACCGCAAGGCGGTGCCGGCGCCGGCCCCGGACCAGGAGCCGGGACCCGGGATATTCCAGGCATTCCAGCCAACGGAAATCCAGTACGTGGTCACCGGCAAGGAAACGGACAAGGAGCTGGAGGACATGTGGGACCGGGGCGTGACCCCGATCCGGATCGAGCGGGATGAGGCCCAGGTAGACATGGGCCTGGGAGGCGCCAGCGATGACGCCGAATAACGGATCGATAAAGGCGGAGGCCCGGCGTCAATGGCGCCGGGCCGTCCGGGAGGACGCGAACATAAACGGCTGGCCGATTATGCCAACGGCCATGATGGATGAATGGACGCGGATCTACCAGGCGGAGGGCAAGGAGGCAGCATACCAGGACATAAAACAATTTAACAAGCGGGACGTGGTGGCCATTTACCTCGGACTTTTAGTTTTTATGGAATTTGGGATCGAGGTATACAACGCCGGCCGGCCGATCCCGGAGGAGGCAATCGATGGCCAAGAAAAAACTGAAAGCGGCAGGTAAGCGGCCCCGGGGCGGCAAGATGACCTACCAGGCCCGGGTGGAGGACAAGGACGTGCCGTGCGAGATCTGCAGCAAAAGACCGGAGCGGATAAAAGGGACCGGAATATGCTGGATTTGCCACGGAGAAATCCTTAGATTAAAAGCCATAGCTAACACGCCCCGGGGACGGGCGGAAATTAACGCGATACTGGAGGAGATCGATGCAGCAGGAAAAACCGAATAAGACCCAGCAGCTGGTGGCCGCGGCCGTGACCCAGGTCCTGGCCGGCGGGAAAAAGCAGATCGTGGCAAACAAGCTGTACCGGATCACCGCGGAAACCGCGGCGGCCCGGAAAAAGGACATACCGCCCTGGGCCGTTTTTATCCAGGCGGTCCGGGACCTGGGATATCCGATCAGCAAGGCGGAGGTGATCGAGTTCAAGGCCAAGAAAAAGGTAACATTCCAGGAGCAGGCATACCACCGGGTGGACCGGAGCCTGGACAATTGCATCAGCGAAATCGTGATGGCCGCGGCAAAATTAAAGACCAAGGCCAAGGCCAAGGGATATCCGCAAGAGATGCGGAGCGCCCTGGCCGATGCCCGGGGCCAGCTGGTGGCGGCCGCAAACAAGATAAATGAGGCGGCCCGGTAAAAATAGCTTGACTTCCGGTTAAAATATTTTTACATTACCGGAAAAACCGAAAGGAGGCGGAGTGCGGCAGCACCAGCAGCAGGACAAGCTAATCGGGATCGCGATCTGCATCGCGGTCGTTATCCTTGGATTAACATTAATATGCCGGGATTTTTACCCCGGCAAAACCGAAAGGGAGGACAGCTATGGTCAACGAGCGGACTAAAGAGATGGGCGGGGACCAGGCCCCGGGGACCGGGGCAACGGAGGTGATAGACGACGTGGAGGTACGGACCAACCAGGTACCGGCAACCGCCGGAGATTTACCAGCGGACGCGATGTCACCGCAGCAGCGGCTCCTCATGGATAAGATCAGCCCGGTGGAGCTGGACAAGCGCGTGGCGGAGGCGGAGGCGTTTATCGGCTACATGAACAAAATCCGCAAGCTGGCAATCCGGGCCACGGCCCCGCAGGATTGGGTCATAATGGATGACCGGCCCTGGCTGCAGGAAACCGGCGTAAAAAAAGTAAACCAGGTCCTGGGCATCCGCGTGTACGACGTAACCCTCACCGCGGAAAAGCATACCGATGACAACGGGCGCCTGGATTTGTACTTCACGGCAACCGGAAAAGGGGAGCTGCTGGGCCGGCAGGCAATGAACGTCGGGATGAGCAGCACCCGCGATCCGTTCTTTGCCCGGCGGAAAAAGCGGGACAGCCAGAACAAGGTAATATGGGACAACGAAAACAACCGGCCCGTAACCTACCTTTTAAATCTGGATGAGATCGATATACCCAGCGTCCGGAAAAAGGCCGTGACCAACCTGCAGGCCCGGCTGCAGCGGGACCTTTGCCCGATCAACCCTACGGCGGCGGAGCTTAAAGAGGCATTCGGAGATCGCGCCGATCAGATCGAGGGGTTCAAGTTCAATACCGGCGGCAAGGGCGGCGGCCAGAAAAAGCGGGACAGCAAGGATGACAGCGGGACCCGGGACCAGCTGAAAGCGAACGTCCGGGATCTGGCCGATCTGACCAACGCAACGATACCGGATATCCTGGTACCGATTACCCGGCAGTTTTCCAAGTTTGACAATTTCAAAGGCTGGGGCGATCCGGATCAGATACAGCCGTTCATGCTGGACCGCGTGGCCAAGGAGGTCGCGGCCCGGCTTAAAAAGCTGCAGGACGCCGGAGGACCCGGGGCCGGGCAGCCGGCCGGACAGCCTGCAGCGGAGGAGCCGGCAGCCGGACCGGACGCCGGACCGCCGGTCGATCACCCGGCCAGCATGGTGCAGCCGGAGGACCTGCCGGAATAATTTTATTGACAATTCCGGCCGCGATCGTTAATATGTTTTTATCCCGAATCAATACCTTTTAACCGAAAGGGGACAACCATGATAGAGATGGACACCAGCCAGGAGGGCCAGGGCGGCTCCCAGCCGCAACCACCGGCCGAACCGATCAAAAAAGAGGACATCAAGGTCACCAGGCAGCCGGCCGATCCGGACGCCAGCGAACGGCCTGCGATCCCGGACATAGAGGAGGCGCTCCGGGGCAAGCTGATAGCGGACGCCGAAAAGGACAAGGGCCGGCCGCAATACGTAAACCGGGCCAGCAGCATCGGGGACATTTGCGAACGGTCCCTGGTGTACGCCCGGACCCATTACGATCAGAAACCCGCCGCGGAGCTGGGCCTGCAACGGGCATTCCATGAGGGCCGCCTACACGAACGGGCATTTAAAAAGGACCTGCTGGACGCCGGCGTCGATTTCGTGGAGCCGGAGATGGGGTTCATGGATCAGCAGACCAAGACCAGCGGACATATGGATATGGCCATACCGGACGGCAGCACCCGGTGGCCCCTGGAGTTCAAGAGCTGCGCGTCGTCCACGTTTAACGCCCTGGCAAAATACGGCCGGTGGGATTTCATGAAAGCGATCCCGGAGCTGGTCAAGCGCGGAAAGTACTGGCTTTCAAAATACCCGGGCCAGGTCCAGATGTACGGATTTTTTAAAGCGGAGCAATGGGCAATCGTTATTTTTAAGAACAAGGACAACGGGGCCTATAAACAATTTAACGTCCGCCTGGACCTTTTATACGTGGACCAGCTGCTGGAAAAGAGCAAGCGCGTGAACGCGGTCGTGGACCAGGCCCTGGAGGACAAGGGCGCCGGCCAGGAGCTGGACGCCAAGTACTGCGACGCGCACTACCCAGAGCGGATCAAGGAGCGGTCCCTTTATTGCAAAGGCTGCTGGTTCAACCACCTGTGCCTGCCGGACATCGACTTTAATGCCCCGCTGAAAATCGAGCAGGACCCGGAATTTGAGGAGAAACTGGCACGGTGGCATTCGCTGAAAAAGGCGGCGGCGGAATACGATAAATTGAACAAGGAGCTGACCGGGCAATGCCAGGGCCGGGAGAACGTAATGGTCGGGCGGTTCCACGTCACCGGCAAGAAAAATGTAAAAGGGACCTGGCTCAAAAAGATCGAAACGATCGATGAGGAGGAGGACCAGGCCCAGGAAGTTAAAACCAGTTAACCAGGACCGAAAGGAGGAGATCGCATGGCCAGGAACATCAACGTAAAGACCACCGCCGGGACAATAACGATCCCCGGGATGCCGGAGATCGGCCGCCGGCTCGAGGGGTTCCGGGCCGTGACCGGTAAAAATAAAAAGGAATTCGCGGAGTTCATCGGGACCACGGCCGCAAATTACCAGCACCTTACAAACGGAAAAAGCTACCCCCGCTTTGAGGTTCTGGCTATTTTAAAATATCACGGATACGATATATCCGGAATATTAACCCCTAAATAATGGAGGAGCGCATGGCGCTAAAGAAACCCACGATGGTCCCCTACCTTTTTGAATTGCGGGAGGACCAGGAGCTGCTGGCCAACCAGGTAAATATCCAGGTCAAGGCCCCGGGCGGCGGGACCACGGTCGACGTACCGGTGGCGGTCCGCAAGCTGGACCCCGGCAGCAAGGAGGCCAAGGGAGCCAAGAGCCAGGAGATGGCCGCGGACATCAAGGCAGCCCAGGAGCGGATGCTGGAAATGGATGAGGAGATCAAGGCCAAGGATGAGGAGATCACCGGCCTGCGGGAGGCCCTGGACACGGCCAACCAGGGCGCGGAGGAGGCCAGCAAAAAGATCGAGGCGGCAGAATCGGCCAAGGCGGATCTGCAGACCAAGGTCGAGCAGCTGGAAAAGGACCTGGCCGCCGCCAAAAAGAAAAAGAAAAAGTAAGCGGCATGACCTGCCGGACAGAAAATCGAGGGGCGGCCTGGTTCACAGATCGGGCCGCCCTGCCTTATAACAGGAGGTACCATGGATTTATTCTCCCCGGAATATGCGAACGCGGTCAGCGAGATCGCGATCAAAAAGAAAATCCTGGCGGACCATAACCGCAAGTACGCGACCCTGCTGGAGCGGCAACGGGCCACGGCCAGACACCACCTATACAGCCAGACCTACCTAAACAAATACCGGATGCCCTGGGCCATTACCATGGATGACGTCCGGATCATTTGCGAAATCGACAGCGTCCCCGGGAAAACCACGAACAACAAGTACGGCGCTTTTTTTGCCGGCAGCCCGGACTTTGCCTGGACCGGGGACATGCACGTCAGCACGGCCCCGGGAGGCCACGGCAACCTTATAAAAATATGGACCTTATCACCGGCCAAGTTCCTGGCAAAGTTCGGCCGGATACCAGGCGGCGCCGTATTCGCGCCCGGGGTCCTGGAGGCATTCAATAATCGGAGGGCATCATGAGCGGAGAATTTACGGACGTACAGCGGGGAGCGCTCCTGGCAATGAAAAAGTGGTGCCAGGATTATATCCAGCACGTGGACCGGTGGATAGAAACCGGAGATGAGGACGCGGTCCACGAACACCTGGATCGCCTGGACAAAATCGCGGAGGAGTACCCGCCGGCCGGTACCGGGACCCAGCCCGGCAGCGGGGCCAGCGTGAAACGCAAACAGCTATAACCGGAGGCGGAAATGAAAATCGTAGGATGGGTGGTTATTAATCCCAAGGGCCTGCCAATATTGACGTTTACGGGCAAGACCCGGCGGGACGCGATCGGCCGCTGTTCCCATTTTGACCCGGACCGGGGATGGCGGTGTAAGCGGTTCACAATGAACATACGCGGAAACCGGACGGACCCGGGCGCGGAAAAAAAGGCCAGCGGATATATTGTCCTTTTTACCAGCGGCCCGGATAAAAGGGAGGGCCAGCATGCAGGAGATCGTGGAGGCCATGGAAACCATAATCGAGGCCCTGGGCGCCGCGATAGGGACCGCGGAGCGCATGCAGAGCGGCCTACAGGACGTTAACGCGATCCTGGCCGGCTACCGGTTCGCGGTGGGCCTAAATATTGGACAGGCGGCCGTGATAGGGGTCCTGGTGGCCATTCTGATAAGGATCACCATTAAAAACCGGAGGCAGAAAAATGGGAGATAAACAGACCAGGCGGATCGAGCTGGGGACCTTTGTGGAAACGCCCCGGGTTCCCGGGACAATAACGGAGCGCAACAACCAGGGACAGGTCATGGAGATCACCCCGGACCGGAAATATTGCAAGGTTCGAATTCGAGTTAAGGGATTGAAAAGACAGGACGTACCGTTCCCGGTCAGCCAGGTAAAGCGGGTCCCGTTCCCGGACCGGAGCACGAAAAGAAAGCCGCGGGAATGGGACTACGGCAAGGAAAAACCGACCGGAGAATAATGTGGATAACCAGGCGGACAAGATGTGGACAATTAAAGTTTTACGTGAACCGGCCGTCAATTTGTGGAAAAGATCGCGGTTATCCCAAAGTTATACACACAGATATCAACACCCTAACCCTTTTAAAATATTGACTTTCCAGAGAAAACGGCCAGTTATCCACAGCATTATTATTGTTGTTATATTTATATTTAATAAAAACAATAATATAAAAGCCGGTGGAAATGTGGATAACCCAGGACCCGGGAGGGGAAATGCCTAAAAAACAAGCGGATAAGAAAAAGGCCAAGGCCGGGAAAAAGGCGCCGGCAAAAACCGCGCTGCCGATCCGGTGGCATCATGAGGAGCGGCCGATCAAGGAGCTGCAGGGATACGACAGGAACCCGCGAATCATTAAAAAGCGATCCCGGAAATTCCAGGACCTGGACAAGAGCATCGGGAAATTCGGCCTGGCGGAGCCGGTCACGATCCAGCCGAACGGTACCATAATAGGCGGACACGCCCGGGTCCAGGACTTCCAGAAACGCAAACAGAAAAAGATCGACTGCTGGGTACCGGAGCGGCCGCTGAACGCGGCGGAGCTAAAGGAATTAAATATCAGATTAAACAAAAACATAGCCGGGGAATGGGACCTGGATGAATTAAAAAAATTCGATTTAAACGACCTCATGGATTGGGGATTTTTACCGGAGGACCTGGGCCTGGAAAAAGAGAAACCAGGCAAGACCGATGAGGACGCGGTGCCGCCGGTCCCGGGAAAAGCAAAATCTAAAAAGGGCCAGATATTCCAGCTGGGAGAGCACCGGCTCATGTGCGGGGACGCCACGAACATCGATGACGTGGAGGCGCTGATGGCCAAGGAGGCCGCGGACCTGGTATGGACCGACCCGCCGTATAACGTAAATTACGAGAGCAAAAAGACCGGCAAGATTGCCAACGATAATATGACAGACAACGAATTTTATAGCTTTTTACACGATGCCCTCAATTGCCTGCTGCAGGTAACCCGGGCCGGCGGCGCGATCTACATATGCCACGCGGACAGCAACGGCCTAACATTCCGAAAGGCAATGATCGACGCCGGCTGGATGATGAAACAGGCCATTATATGGGTAAAGGACGTGGCGGTCCTGGGCCGGCAGGATTACAACTGGCAGCACGAACCGATCCTGTACGGATGGAAAGAGGGCGCCGCGCATTACTTCGCGGCCGATTTTACACAGAAAACCGTCAAGGAGGAGGAGGGGAAAAACCTGCAGGCCATGCCCAAGGACCAGCTGATAAAAGAATACCAGGACCTGGTACGGCGGATCAAGACCACCGTGACCAAGCACAGCCGGCCCCGGGAATCAGATCTGCACCCTACCATGAAACCGGTAAAATTGATAAAAGAATTTATCCGGAATAGCACCCGCAAGGGCGGGATCATCCTGGACACGTTCGGCGGCAGCGGCAGCACCATGATAGCCGCGGAGGAAACCTACCGCAAGGCCCGGGTCCTGGAGCTGGAGCCGCGGTATTGCGATGTGATCATCCGGCGCTGGGAGGAGTTCACAGGAGAAAAAGCGAAAAAGCTATGAAAAAACAGCAGCATAAGAAAAAACGGGCAGCCAAGAAAAAGGGCGCCGGCAAGACCAAGGCCCGGTCCCGGGACAAGGCCAAGGATAAGAAAAAGACCAGGACCGCCGCGGACCGGAAAAACAAAAAGGAGCGGACCCCGGAGAACCCGAACGCCGCCGGACGGCCGGAGATAGAGGTCGACTGGACCGTGGTGGACAAGCTATGCGCGATACAATGCACCCTGGAGGAGATCGCCGGGTTTGCCGGGTGTTCAGAGGACACGATCGAGAGGGCCTGCGAACGGGTCCACGGCGTTAAATTTGCGGAGTACTATAATAATAAGAGCGCGGAGGGCAAAATTAGCCTGCGGCGCGAACAATTCCGGGTGGCCCAAAAAGGGAATACCAGGATGCTGACCTGGCTGGGCATCCAGGTCCTGGGCCAGAAACACCGGCACGATATCACCACCGGCAAGCGCCTGGATTACCGGGACGTAAAAAAGCGGCTGCAGGAGGTCAAGGACCCGGCGGAGCGTTCGAAAATATTAATGGACTTCATAATGCAGGGCAACGAATAACCAGGCCACCAGGGCCGTAACCTATTATTTTTATTGAACGGAAAAGTGGACTACCCGTACAAATACCGATGGGGCAACAACGCGAAACGCGCACAACTGAAAGGGCGGCGGTGCCGGATCGTGGCCCGGGGCCGAATGAACACGGTCCTGGTGGAATTTGAGAACGGGCAGACCGAAACCATCAGCCGCCGGGCATTAAAAAAGGAGGAGCCGTGCGGATAAAAAAAGTAAAGATCACCACGGATGACAAGGTTTATATCGAGTACGAAAAGGAGAGCGGGGAGCAATGGGATCTGTTCACGATCACCTGCGCCGGCAAGCCGCGGCCGGCATTTTTCAAGGCCATGGACGCCCTAAAAAAACACGCCGGGGACCTGCTGGAGCTGGACCTGGCCCCGGGCAATTTGAAAGTTCGCGGCGTGACCTATTCCTATTCAGAGGAGCAAGGG